TGTGCTGTTTTATTAGCCTCAATCCCTGTCCAGACTTTACCTAAATTTGCTACGGTATTTAGAGTACCTTGATTCCATCCAAGTCCTTCAGATCCAGTACCCAATCCATTACTACCGGGGTCGGGTTGTGATGATGGATACAGATTATTCTTCATTGGATCCCAATCATATATAGGACTATAATCAGAAGAACCTGCTGCAGGTACGTTTCGTGGACGAAACCCCTTCATAAGTAAAAGTTTTAGTGCATCCATTTTTTATCTCCTATATATATGTGTAATCGTAGATAGTGTCATAGTAATTACTTAATTTTACACTATCCTTATTTTGTTGTAAGTACGCTTTAGCACTCATAACATTTAGCTCATCTACTTTTTTGTATCCAAGTAAACTTTTTTTAGCATAGCCTCTAGTCTCTAGATTCTTATAATACCCTATATCCTCCATGATTTCTTGTAAAGCATCTAGGAATTCTTCTAACTCTTCTTTGAACTCATTATATGCAGATTCTATTTGCTCAGCCTCTTCTCGAATATACTCCATCTTAGTACGATTCATTAGATCACCTACAAATGTACCTATCTGAATAGTTTGTTTATTAAACCCTAGTACAAATGTTGAAGGATTAAAGCTAATAACAAATAAGGCTATACTAGCAAATGAGGCAGCATCTTCTCCAAACACTCCAGTAGATGCTACCAATAATACAGTAACCACCGCTTGTGCAGTAGCAACAGTCATACCTGCAGCAACTAATGTATCAGTTAAAGCAGCAAACAGCTCTACAGCACAAGTAGGACACATAATAAATGTGACTACCACTATTACTACAGTTAGGAAACCCCAATCCCATACTTCTTCTTGTTCCCAATAAGCATAGTAGTTGATCATATATAGGCTAGAGGAATACAGTGAAGTTACTACTTGATTTGGGTAATTCTCAATGATTCTCCAATCTAGAGGAAAATATAGATCTCCATCAGTAGAGGTAAGATCTACATAAACTACCTTGGTCTGTCCTGATTGGGTGTCTTTAACTATATAACTAGCAGTAGGATTAACTAAGGTATAACAATCCATATCCCCGTCAGCATTTACTGCAAAGTATGTAATGATATTGTTAGGAATAAACCTAGAAGGCGCATCAAACTCCCCTGTTATCTGTTTAATCTTTGTAGGTAGAAAGGGGCTTTCCCATGCAATAGCTAACGTAGTCAGCACATGATCCATACCATAGGATACTACTGAACCATACTTGTATGCTCCGTTTGCTATCCCATACTCTTCTGTAGGAGTATTCAGGATACTATCCCGTATAGCTAGTAAATTCACATAGGCAGGGGAAGACTCTAGAGCATCGTTATGTACTGTAAATCGATTAACTCCTGCGTACTTGATAGTGTAATCAAAGTCGGCAAAATCACAAATTAACTCGATACCTAAACTATCTAAAGCTTCGGTATTGATACTAGGATTGAGGGCAGTGGCTGTACTGTTTGTGTAAGCAGCGGTAGCTCTTTTGTGTAGGATGGCATCTAGGTCATCATAGATAGTCGTAGGATAGGCATCATTTAATTCAGCCAGTTTCTTTACAAAGTCACTGCAGTACCTAAGACTGTGTTTATCCCCATCCTGTAAGTTAACCCCATTGTAGATTACCACATTATCTAGTTTGTCTAGGTCGGTCTGCTCAGCGATACTGTCAGATATAGACTGTGGATCTAATCCCATCATTTCTACATATTCTGAATAATCAGAGTGTGTAGTTATATCAGGATAATTTACGTTACTTACTCTAATAGGGATTATAGGGAAGATCTTAAAAACTGCAGGATCTGTATCTGGAACTTGAGTATATAAACTTAGATCAGAATAACGATCTGTACTGATGTCATACGTCCATACGTAGTGTTTTTGACTAGGATCACTACTTAGATAGTACTTTGCCCATAGAGAATCTCCTATAGGCTCTACAGGGAGATCTAGAGTCGTTGTAATAAGCGTATCGGTGTTCTTATACTCAATGGTATTAGTCTCACTGTCTAAGGTGGTAAAGTCGAAAGAGTAGGTAATACCATCTATAACAGCGGTAGCTGTTGTCTCATCATAGTTAAATAGTGAGGTTATGTAGGCAATAGCCCATTTCTCATAATCTAAAGGAGTAATATCACTTTCTATGATAATTACATCGGATGGGTTATTAGGATTGATTTTGTTCTTTACAAGATCTGTAGGAAAGGAGTTAGAACCTACTACTACCTTTCCAAAACCTCCATAGAATCCGTCTTCTTCAAATTTTCTAGCTAGTTTTCTGTAGGAAGCCTTCTTACCTGAGTTCTCTTCTAAGAAATCTAAGCTAGTGAAGTACTCAACATCATTGAGTACATCATTTACTATAGCAAAATTATGGAAACTATCTGGGTCTACGTTTGGGATAAGGGGTGTAGTTACAACATTCCAGTACTGATGAGTAACTGTTTTGCAAAATATGTAGCATCCCATTATTAATCCTTAGGAAGTAGGATCAGTAATAGTAAAGCCCGGAGTTATTACACCATCGTTGAGGACAAGGGCTTTCTCGTAATCAACCTTATTTTTATTATGAGTATTCTTAGCATCCCACTCAAATCCATTAGCTTGCCTCTCGTATAGAGAACTCTGTCGTCCCATAATACTAGTAGTTGTAGGAGCAGATTTATCTGTTTTCTCAGTTTGTGCGTATTCAGTAATCTCTTTCTGAGCTAAAACAGCTACTTCTCCTTCTGCTTTCTGGATAGAAACTTCAGCTAAAGATGTACCTGCTGTTCTGATATTAGTTACTTGATTAAGAACTACAGACTGTACTGTATACCCTGCTACATGAGGGTCAAAATTACGTAAAGAGATAACATCATTTTCAGTTAGATTCTGAATAGTAGTAAATGTGTAGGTATTATCAGGATCTTCGGCATACTCGATTTCCCAGATATACTGATTAATCTCTTCACCATTAGTGATTTTCTCACTAATTAGCTTTTGCTCAGAAATGCGCAATTCAGCTTTAGTGGCAAGTGTTTTATCAATGATATCTGCCTCTATTTTTACAGTATTTGCGCTAATATTAAGAGCTTGTTTAAGTTCAGTGTCAGCTTGGTTATTTGCTAGAGTTATCTGAGCTGTCTTTAGGAGTGTGTCATTCCCTGATTGTGTATCACGTACAGAGGTAGTAGAAACTACATCGAGAGCCTTTTTAAGCTCCGTAGCACCTTGATTAGTGGTTAAGGTTGTCTGAGCTGTTTTAAGGGCTGTATCGTTTGTAGATTGCGTATTACGTACTGTTGTACTAGAAACTACATCGAGAGCTTTCTTCTCTTCTGTAGTAGCTTGTTTATCTATTAACGCAGCCTGTTTATTAGCATTTTGTTCACCTAATGTAAACTGTACAGCATTCTGGATAGCAAACTGCATTGCTCCTAGGTAGACATTAGCGTAATCAGTACCAGTGATGCGACCTAGATCGAATTGATTCTTAAGCTGAGTATTCACAGCTTCCATCAAATCATCAAAAGCACCGTCTCCAGTAACTACTCCGTCAGTTGTAGTTAAATTGGAAGTTACATCACTGATACTGATAGCCATTAAGTATTGCCCCTAGATTTTTGAGCTGCTGCTAAGTCTGCAAGTTCCTTCTCACTAAGCGGAGGAAGAACCTGTACGTTGTACATTTTAGCGATATAAGGCTCCATAGCTGTATCGCCATTAGGCATTTTCACTGATTTAAACTTCTGCATTTGAGCATTCTCAATTTGCTTATAGACAGCATTGGGTACATGCCACCCTTCTTCATTATTGAAAGGTACGAATTTTTTAATAGATCGTCCCTTATTAATCTTCGAACTACAAACTGTAAAAATCCCACCGGGAAGAGCAGCTTTGACAGGGTCATTAGGACTTACAATAATCCTAACCAACCTCATAGCTTCCTGCTCCCGAGAAAGTTTTTTCTTTTTAGGTGCAGTTGTAGTAACTTTCACTTCTTCTTTGACTTCTACGGTATCCGTAGCTTTTGCCATTTTTTTCTCCTCATACGTACCATCCATTACTGCTTGTAGAGTAGTTTTAAGTTTAGCTACTCCAGTTTTATGATGCATAGTAACTCCGTGAGATTTCAACTCTTCACGTAGATCTTCTACTTCCATACTATCAATGTCCATACTAGTTCCTTATGTGTTAAGTAATGCCCCCTCTGGCTTACGCCTTCGGGGGCTAGATTAGCTAACTACTTATACAGCAGTCAGGCAAGTCCAAACGATACCAAGACGTTCAGGACGCAATGCCATGAAGCCATAGTACCACTTGATGCTGTAGAAGCCCTTCTCACCATAAGGGTCGTTCAGGTCAGCAATGTCCTTACCCGGCTTCTTATGGTTGATTACGAACTTCACACTCTTACCATCAGTCTGGAAACCGATAGTAGTGAATGCACCATCACCAACAACAAGCATTGGATAGATGTCAGCACCGTTACTACCGTTACCAGCAGTATCAGCAGCAGAAGCACCACCAGCTTCGTCATACTGCATCTCAGGTACTACAACGATACGGAACTGACGAACAGAACCGATCTCACCGTTGAGGATAGTTCCTGCAGAAGCATACTTCTCTACTGGGACGAAAGCAGGATTGTTATTAGCATCCAGCATATCTTCCACAACAGGAATCAGCTCAGAACCGATGAACATGACTCGACCACCAGCGATAGTCTTCGTATCAATCATACGAGAACCAGCAATAATCTTGGTCTTCTTAGGAGTCTTGTTATCATCCAGAGCAATAGATAGCTGACGCAGATCGTTATAAGTAACAACCTCATCTACTTCAGTCTTAGCAGTACCACCCATGTAGTAAGCAGTACCATTAGAAGTAGCCTCAGTGATCAAGTCAGCCTGAACCTCAGCCTCACTCAACTCATTAGCACCAACTACAGCTTCCTCAGTGATGTGAGACAACAGCTCAGCATCAGAATCAAAGTCCATAGACTCCTGAGTATACTCAGTGAAGAAACCACGCTTATACAGTTCACCTTCGATTTGGAGGCGAGTGAAACCAACACGGTTAACTCGACCACCATTCTCAGTCAGAGCTGGGATCTTAGCCTTGATAGTACCGGTATCTTTAGAAGAGCCGTAGATATTACCGTCAGCAATGGTAGCACCAGAAGCGTTAAGACCTTGGTCATTAACATTTCGGTCATCAAGCAGTGGAACGTAAACGTCCTGCTTAATCTTCTTACCCATATGCTTAGGCATTGCACGAACATCTGCCAAAGGCATGAAGTACTGTTCATCACGAACAGCAATCAGCGCCTTCTTATGATAGTAATCGGTACGAGCCTGTGAGCCGATAGTAGAAGCACTACCACCTGCCGGATCATTATAAATATGTGCCATTTTTAAAACCTCATAGTTTTACGATAAAAAAATGCCTAGGGTGCCGAGAACTTCTTCATAAACTCTTCATCAGAAAGTCCTAAGAAATCATCACTAGATTCTTTCTTGGCCGGTGCCCTAGACTTAGTCGTAGCTGCAGCTTTTCGCTTTTGTTTAAGCTTAGCATCCGACTTAGCCTTTACATCACTCGATACAGTTGAATCAGATT